GTCGCGGCCTATGCGGCGGAAGCGGCCAAGGCGCTGTCAATCGATCCGGCCCGCCCGCTGCAAACCCTGACGCTCGACGGCGTCATGCCCGCGCCGAAAAATTGGCGCTTCAACAAGACGCAAACCAACGCGTTGGCGGGCATCGGGCTCGCGGTGCAGATGACCAACGCGGCGGGTATTCCGACCATCGCCCGGGAACAAACGACCTACCAGAAAAACACGCTCGGCCAAGCCGACAACGCTTACGAGCTGATGACCACGCTGGCGACGCTGGCCGAGCTGTTCCGGCGGATGCGGCAAGCCATCACCAACAAATATCCGCGCCACAAGCTTGCCAACAACGGCACGCGGTTCGGGCCCGGCCAAGCCATCGTCACGCCGAACATCATCAAGGCCGAGCTGGTCGCCGAGTATCGTCAGGACGAATATGACGGCCTCGTCGAAAACGGCGACGCGTTCAAAAAATTCCTGATCGTCGAGCGCGACGACACCGATCCGAACCGGGTCAATGTCCTGTATCCGCCAGATGTCGTGAATCAATTGCGCATGTTCGCCGTGCTTGCGCAATTCCGCTTGCAATATCCGGTGTTCGAGAACGTCGCGGCCTAGTGCGTCGCGGCCTAGTCGCTAACCCAATCCAACATCATCATCAGGAGTCTTGAACATGGGCAACAGGTTTGCCGGTGTGGCGTATTGGTCTGCCGACGGCGCACAGCTCGCCGTTCGCGGAAACTTAGAGGTGATGCCGTCACGTTACGAGCGCACCGGTATCGCCGGGCAGGATCGCGTGCACGGCTATTCCGAATTGCCGGTGGTGCCGTACATCGCTGGCGATGTCTCGACGCTGGAAGGCACCGTTGTCGAGGACATCGACGCCATGACCGACACGACGATTACCGTCGAGGCGGCCAACGGCACGGTTTGGGTTTTGCGCAACGCGTGGCGCGCCGAACGCTCGACCGTCAATTTGCGCGATGGGCAATTCCATGTGCGCTTTGAGGGCATGAGCCTCGACGAGCTGCAATCGGTGGCGGCATAAATGGCCGTCGCCGACATCAAGGCCCGGGCAGCGGCGGCCCCGCCGCTGCCCGAGGAAAAACCCGACGCGCCATTGCCAGCCTATACGCTGGAGCTGATGCGCCCGGTCGAGGCACACGGTCAACAGGTGTCGAAATTGGTGTTTCGCGAGCCGACCGGGCGCGACCTGTTGAACGTCGGCAACCCGGTGATCTTTGATCCGATCTCGGACCCGCCCAAGATCATTCACGACGAGCGGCGGATGAACGCGATGATGAGCGCGCTGGCGGGCGTGCCGCCGTCGTCGATCATGGCGATGTCGCCGCGCGATTGGATCACCGCCGCGTGGGGGCTAACGCCTTTTTTCGTGCCGGTGCCGGGCAAGATCTGATCGGCGATTGCATCGGCCTTGCGTTGAACTTCCATTGTAGCCCGCTCGAGTTTGCCGACCTTCCGATGTCTGTCGTGCATGACCTGATCCGCGAGTTGATCGCCTTTAAGGACCGCTGACCGATGGCCGATCAACAGGAAGCGGTGCAGATCGTCATCGAGGTCGTCGACAAATTTTCCAAACCGCTCGTCGACCTGAAAAAAGAACTCGGTAGCCTCGCCGACAAGGGCGGCGATGGCGCGATGAAAACCGTCAAAGGTTTTTATGAGCTGCGCGAATCGATCCACACGGTTTCGCGGTCGATGACCTCGACGCTAATGCCGAGCCTCAAGGTGTTAGGGCTCGGCTTTGCCGGTGTGGCCGCGACCTTGGCGAGCTTTGTCTCGGGGCTGAAAAACCTCGGGGGTGGCATCAACGAGCTGACCCGCTTAAGCACCGAAACCAAGATCGGCATCGATAAGATGCGCGAGCTGGAATCGGTGGCCCGCCGCGTCGGCATCAGCTCGGAACAGATGCGCTCGGGCTTCCGAGGCTTCAGCGAGGAAATGGATAAGCTGCGCATCGGCACCGGCGGGCTACAGGCGTTTTTCTCGCAGCACGGCATCGGATGGGCTGGCCGCGAGCTGCGCGACATCAAGGACGTAAACAAACAGCTCGACTATGTGCTGGAGCTGGTCGACCGCATCGACGATCCACGGCAAAAGCGGCTGGTGCTGGAGCGGTTGCAATTGCCGCAAAACCTCGCGCAGATACCGCGCGCCGAACGGCAACGCGCCATCGAGGAATACCGCAAGGCCGTCGGGCCGTTGAACAAGGAAACCAAGGAGTCGGCGCTGCGCTTTGAGGAAGCGATGATAAAATTGGCCACGAGTTGGGAAGTGTTCACCAAGCGGCTCGCGGAAAATGGCGGGCTCGACGCCATGTCGAAATTGCTCGAAACGATGGCCACTAATGCCACATCGTTCGCCGATACGATCAGCACGGTAGCCGCCGGTCTTAGACTGTTTTTCGGCGGCAACGTGCCAAAGCCGAGCGAGTCGTCGGGCGGCATAACACAAAAGCAAAGCCTGTCGGGCGGCAAGGACGAGCAAGCCCGGGTCATCAAGATCGGCACGACCGAGGGCGTGGTCGACGCCTTTAAGAAAATGGCGCTCGACATGGGCGGCGGCGATGGCAGCGCGCCGGTGATCCGCGCCTCGCTCGGCCCGGGCGGTGGTGCGCCGCGCGGCCCCGGCGGCCCCGGCGGCCCCGGCGGCGATCCGGCGGCTGCCCCGGGCGGCGTATCGCCGGGCGGTGGCGGCAGCGCGCCAAACCAATCCGACCGGCCCGGCTACATCGGCGGCACGGTTACGCTCGGCGGCAAAACCTTCCATTGGGGCTCGGGCGGCGGCGGGCGCGGTTCGATGCCCTATGGCGATTTTCCGGTGAATGTCGGCGATCCGGAAATGGGGCCTTGGGGCCGCAAGCATGGCGCGGCGGCGACCGTCGGCGGGCCGGGTGGCGTGATCGACGACCCAAAATATCCCGGGCGGCCCCGTACCGGAGTCGAAATCCATTCGTCGAGCGGCGCGATGCTCGACCGGCTCTATACCGCTGGCTGTTTCGGTGTACCGCGCGCCGAGTGGCCCGCGTTCAAAAAGGCGTTGCTGGAGGAAGCGGCCAAGGGCCCGCTGATGCTGCATATCGGGCGCGACGGCAAGGCCGCGATATTGAGCAAGGACGAGCTGGAGGCCCGCAATAAGGTGCCGCTGCCGCGCTCGCGCCCGATGGAAGCGGACAAGCCCGATACGCCACCGCCGCCGCCGCGCGAGCGGTTGCGCGAGGCCGCCAACAGCAACGGCCAGGACGGCAACATGGAAGGCGCGGCCAAAGTGCGGGTCGAGATGAATGGCTTTCCGCGCGGCACCAAAACCACCGCATCGACGAGCGGCGTGTTTTCCGATGTCGAGCTGCATCGCGGTTATGTGCCGCACACTGAAAGCGCCTGACGATGGCCGACCAAGAGGAAGCCACCAAGATCGTCGTCGAGGTCGTCGACAAATTCTCGCGCCCGCTGGTCAATCTAAAGCGAGAGCTTGAGGGGCTTAGCAACAAGGGCGGCGAGGGCGCGACCAAAACCGCCAAAAGCTTCGACACCTTGCGAACGTCGATTCATACCGTGGCGTCGACCGTCACCGGGACGCTGATGCCGAGCATGCGCGTGCTTGGCCTTGGCTTTGCCGGTGTGGCCGGGACGCTGGCGACGTTTGTCGCCGGGCTCAAGAGCCTCGGCGGCAGCATCGTCGAGCTGTCTCGCTTAAGCACCGAAACCAAGATCAGCATCGATAAGATGCGCGAGCTTGAGGCGGTCGGTCGCCGGGTCGGCATCACCGCCGAGCAAATGCGCGCCGGGTTTCGTGGCTTCTCTGAGGAAATGGACAAGCTTCGCATCGGCACCGGCGATCTACAAAAGTTTTTCGGCACTCACGGCATTAGCTGGCTCGGCACCGATCTGAAAAACATTCGCGACGTAAACAAACAGCTCGACTACGCGCTTGAGGTGATCGACCGGATGACCGACCCGAGGCAAAAGCGCCTCGTGCTTGAGCGGCTGCAATTGCCCGCCAACCTTTCGCAAATACCGAGGGCCGAGCGCGAGCGCGCCATCGAGGAATATCGCAAAACCGTTGGGCCGCTCGACAAGGCGACCAAGGACTCGGCGCAGCGGTTCGACGAGGCCATGACCAACATGGCCACCGCTTGGGAAAAGTTCATCAACCGGCTGGCGGAAAAGGGCGGGCTCGACGAGTTAACCAAGGGGCTGAATTTCGTTGCTAGCAGTGCCACCAAGATCGCCGACGAGGTGACCAAGGCGGCTCGAGATTTTGGCAGCATCTACAGCGACCTTGTAAAGATCACCGCTCTATTGAAAGAGATCAAAGGCCAATTGCCTGACCCGGTTGGCGATTGGAAAAAGAAAGGCTGGCGCGGTTTTCTGCCGCATTTCACGACGCCAAACGAAAGCGTCGAAAAGCGTTTTTGGCAGCCGCAGAGTTTGCAGGGCGGCGACAACAAAGACGAGGCCGTCAAGGTCATCAAGACCGGCACCAGCGAAGGCGTTCTCGACGCTTTCAAAAAAATGTCGCTCGACACCAGCGCCGACAGCGTCGCCGGTGGCGGCAACACGTTCGGCGGTGGATCGGTAATTCGCGCATCGCTTCCCGGCGGTGGCGGTGGCGGCGGCGGTCGGCGCGCTGGCCCCGGCGGTCCCGGCGGCGATCCGGCGTCGCCCGATAGCGACGCCTCGGCGACGCCAGCGGTGCGCAGCCTCGCAATGGACCGGGCGCGCTTTGCTAAAGAGTTGGAAGGCAATCCGGCGCTGCGCGAGAAAATTCTCGGCATCGCCTCGGGCGAGAACAAGGACCCGACCGCCGCGCTTTCCGTGATCGAAAGCATGATGAACCGCGCGTCCAAGAACAACACCACGCTTGAACAGGCGGCC